CCTCATTTTTCTCTAAAAAATCCCCCCCACGGGGGTGGGGTGACCTTCGGTCATCCTTTAGGGAGATGTTTGGAACATCATTCCGTTGGGTGAAGAAGAGTACTAGGATTCCAGGTGAGAAGGCGGTGATAGAGAACATGGCTGTTGTCACAGAGGGAAACCTACTGGGACTTTTTGGCACATGGGCCTACCACCTGTGGTCAAAAATAGAAGGGCTTCGATCGTCTAAGAAACATCGTCACGAGGTTCGACTCTTTGTCGAGTATCTCTTGACTCTATTTCGCCGCCATGGGGCGACACATCTTATTGCCAGGTTGAAGATCTACCTTTTCGTTGTTAACAGCTTTATTGCTGGACAAAGATTAGGCGGGACCGAACAACTTGGTTTCCGAGTGCGTCTCTCCCATGGTTTGCCGAAGTGTCTCCCTGCCTCGGTAAGGTCCCGAATCAGGAACAAGGACACATCCACAATAAGGATTTGGTCTTCTATATTTTACATATATAAGGCCATTTCTGGTGAGCATGAAGCTCCTGAGTTCGATACAATCGTCTCAGAGTCTCCAACGCACACTAATGGATGGGCACTTACTTTCCCTCACTTTGAAAAGTTTGGGAGTGAGTTCCGTACCATCTTATTGGGATGGGGCGTAAAGCCCGTGGATGACCCAAAGAGCCTTATACCAAAGGCATTGTTCTCTTCTGGCGCATCAGGACCCAATTTCAAGTACTCATTGGCATCACTGCCGATGGATACGTTGTATTGGATAGGAAGGGGCTGGCATAGAGCCAGTCCTCTCCGTTCCTTCATGTTAGCCATTAAGGACACTGCCGGAGTTAAAGGTTTTGAGACCTATGGGGAAGCCTTGGTTCAGAGTTGGTACTCTAACCCAAAGGCGACCTTCAAAGGTTTTCCATCATCCGAGTTCCGTTTTCCCTTTTGGGGAGAATCGGGTCCCGGTCCGGATTACTCAACCATCCCGACCAACGGTACCGTTCCAATCCATTTCTTAGCGAAGGGTTCTGCGACTAAGCATCATAATGCTAAAATCGTAAAACCAATCGGTGGGAAACTAGCAGCTTTGAAAGAGGCTGCTGGAAAGGTTCGGATCATTGCAATCGTGGATGCCTGGTCTCAGACTTATCTGACACCAGTACATGACTACTTCTTCCAGATTCTTCGGAAGATCCCGCAGGACGCAACTTTTGATCAGCAGGGGGCTGTCAATAAGTTTGCGCAGAAGGGTTACACGAATTTATATTCGTATGACCTTTCGGCTGCGACGGATACTATCCCTTGGAATTTGTATGATGTTATCATGCGTTTTGTACTTCCGGCTGGGGTTACCAAACCTTGGCTTGACCTTCTTCGTGATCGAGACTGGCTGCTCCCTATGTGGGAAACAGTACCAGGCTCGAAACCTGTGCGATTGGAGTACCAAGGTAAGACAACTGTTAGATATAACAGAGGTCAACCAATGGGGGCTCGTTCATCATGGGGAGCTCTTGCTATAGTGCATCACGCACTTGTGCAATTTGCTGCTTCATGTGTGAATAAGCAACCATTTGGTGATTACCTGGTCCTTGGTGATGACATCGTCATTGCTGACGAACATGTCGCTCACTGGTATAAGGTGATCTGTGACCATCTAGGAGTGAAGATCGGCTTAGCAAAGTCTTTCTGCTCAGCAGAAAGTTTCTTTAACTTCGCAAATCAATCATTCTTAGGTGCCACAAACCTTTCTCCGATCTCTTTTAAAGAGGAACTCTCACATGAGGGATTAACATCCCGAATTGAGAGCCTTTGGAAGGTGGTCGAGAAAGGAGTTTTGGATATCTCCAAGACCGATTTCCTTGCCAAATCGCTTCGTTGGGTTCTGCGCCCACACACTCTAGAGTGTGTGGAAGCTGCTCGAAAGAAGGGTTCTTTGCATGAAGCGGCTCGTAGGGTGTTCACATTAATCTTTACCTCTGGTCTCGAAGGCAATAAAGCTTTCTTACCATTGGAAGGACTTAGTGGTAGAGAGATGGTGACAGGTATGGTTAACCCGTCGTTATCACTCTTCACTATGGGTGTGAAACCCCTTGAGTCACAGACGCGGAACAAGAGATGGATATGGGCCACGGATGAGTACCTTTTAGCTTTGATCGACCGAACGGTCATCGAACTAAGAAGGGAACTTCATTTACGTGGTAATATCCTGAGGGAGTTCCTCGGACAGGATTTGTTAACAGAGTTAACTCTGATGACACTTCCTGATCAGACAAACCTACATTTAGCTTCCTTGTGTAAAACACAGGGGCTAGATAGATGGCGAGTCCTTTCCGAGACACTCTTTGGACGGCGCATCAGCGTACCGAAGGAGATAGCCATTTGGGACGGGACACGAGTCTCTACAGACTCTTTCTCCCAAGCCCTACAGCTATTTCCAGACGTTCTGCTTGATTTGGCAAAGAGAGTGCTTCCGTTGTATAACTTTTCCATGTTTCAACTAGTGAAACTGGCAAAAGAACCTCGGCAAGTGGCTCTCGATGCCCCGCACCTTCTTCCGGATATACTCCGCATGAGCGTCGAGAAATTAGAGACCTTACGGTCAAGAATCTCCCTGCTCATGAGAGTACCGGCTGAAAGTACGGCAGCCCCTAAGTTTGGCGTCGCTGACAACAAAGTTATCGAGGCCTTGCTTCTGTCGGACAGTGTCCGAGTCCTAGCAAGTTTGAAAGTCAAGGATCACCTTGTGAGTCCAGCTAATGTGATTCCAGAAGACATCCGTCTTTCGGAGGCACTTAGAGGACTTTACGAGGTTCCTAGCGATCAAAGTCGAGACTAGACAGTGTTTTGGTAACTCACTGCCTGGAATCCAAC